CTTCTGGATAAACAATAGGTGTGTTACCATAGTCTTCTCTAGACGCAATTTTATCTTTACCACTTTTTATGTAATTTGCTTCATTTTCTGTTAGAGCACCTTGTTGGTCTCCTGCTCCTGATTTTGCTTTTGGTGTTGTTGTTGCTGCACTATTTGGAAATATTAGTTGTTGCGCATTTTTTTCTCCACCATTTTGTGCTGTAATAACTCCATAATTTTTTACTGATTTTTGTCCTACTGCGCTTGAAAAATATTTGTTTTCTGCTGCATTGTTTTGTGAATTAGGATTTGGTTGAAAAACACCATCTTTTGGAATCGTACCAACAGTTCTATCTTGACCGACAGTTCCCAATACGAGCACTGATGAAGAAACACCGTTGTATTCTTTAATTGTAATTTCTCCCGATTGAGAATCTACCAAAGTATAGTATTTTTTTGTACTATCAATATTGGTTGGAGTGTCAACTCCATTTAATTTATAAGTTTCTGGAACTCGAAATAGATTTCTGTCCCTGCTACCATAAGTTGCCATCAAACTCCCTCCCCGTTTACAAGAGGATTAATGATCTCAATTTTTTGTAGAGTATGAGACATTTATAAGGAGTTTTTATTTATTTAGAAGGAATTTTGCATAAGGTATAGAAAGAAGTTCATCAAGTTCTTCATACTTAATGACGTGAAGTTGTCCTGCTATTTCTTCCCAAGTATAATTTCTTGATTCTCTCCAGTGAAAATTAATTGCTTTAAATCCCCACCGTTGAACTTCTGTACAAGCAATTAACGGGTGCTGATCATATTCAATATTTGGAGTCTTAGGATTATAAACGAACGTATAAAACTTTCCTGGTTCTGGTATCCAAGTTTTTTCTTTAAAGATATCCATAATCAAAATCATAATCTCTTCTGGATCCTTTACACTCATCTTTCCAACTTCTTTTTTGAGTTTTCTAACTCTTGCCGTTGATCCTGTAATATATTGACCGAAACCTTCTGCCATTACTTGATACCCAGATCTTCTTCTGTGATTACTTTAAACTCCAATAATCTGTCCTTACAAAACTCTTCTGCAGCTTTCCACTTTGCTTGATTCACTGCATAAGTCGTACATTCATAAAGATATGATTTAGTGACTCTACTCTTTTTTTGTGGAGGAACAGTTTGTTTTTTGGGTTTTACTTCAATTACATAAGTTTTAACTTTTCCAGATTGTTCTTTTACTTTAATAATAAAATCTGGAAAGTATCTGTGAACTCTATTATCTACTGGAGAACGATATGGAATGTAAAATTCTTCACTGCCCCATTCTAAAATATTTTCATTTAAATCACACCAACTACAGAAACGTCTTTCCCAACTACTTCTACAAATAATATTATTTGGGTCACCTTTGTATTTTTGTGGATAAGATGGTTTGTATTTACTCTTAATACTTTCTGCCATTTTCCTTAATACATAATATATACCAGTTAAAAAGTATTTATAGATGGCATCTCCGTCTCCATCAAAGAAAAGTGTATTTGATATAAAATCAAAAATATTAAGACCTGCACTAACTTCTCATTTTCAATGTTGGTTTAATCCTCCAGTTGATGTTCAAAATTGGTTGAAGCAAAGACAAGAAGCTGGTATTGGAGTTGCTTATGATAATAATTATGCAGAGATTTATTCTTTGCTTTGTTGTGAAACTTCTTTGCCCGGTTCTTCTTTAGCAACTTTGGATATTAATAATGATTTTACTGGTGTAACTGAGAAGCACGCATATCGTAGGATTTATGATGACCGAGTTGATTTTACTTTTTATGTTGATCACGATTATAATATAATTAAATTCTTTGAAAATTGGATTGGGTATATTGTAAATGAGCAATATACTGATGAAAATGGAGTAAAAAATAATGCAATAGAACTACCAAATTATTCTTATAAGGTGAGATATCCAAATGGTACTGGAAGAGCTAGAAGATCCAATCAATCTGGAAGTGGATACAGAACAGAAGTTTATTTGAATAAATTTGAAAGAGATTATAATGGAAGATATATTCGTTATAGATTTTTTCAGGCATATCCAATTAATATACAATCAATGCCCGTATCTTATGATTCCTCTTCTTTGTTAAAATGTACAGTTTCTTTTACTTATACTAGATATCTTGTCAGTGGAGAATTTAATACAGAGTCGCAGGAAAATCTATTTAATAACATAACTCCGGAACAAGCCGCAGCAATTAATGCAGCTTCTTATAATCCAAATCTTAATCTTGGAATAGACTATGCAAGATATAATGTAACTGGTGGAGTTAACTATGCTGCTGCATTTGCATCCGGCAATTCTGTCAATATTACTCCAGAGACTAGTGATTACAGAGATTACAACTAAATAATCATACTGAAATTCTATAGGTCATTATGCCTTTACCAAAGATTAGTACACCAACTTATGAAGTTGAATTGCCATCAACAGGAGAGACAATTCAATACAGACCGTTTTTAGTTAAAGAAGAAAAAGTATTAGTGATTGCTTTAGAAAGTGAAGACACAAAGCAAATCACAAATGCAATTAAGACAGTAATTAAAAATTGTATTTTATCAAAGGGTGTAAAAGTAGAAACACTTCCAACATTTGATATTGAATATTTGTTTCTTAATATTCGTGGCAAATCTGTTGGAGAGGAAATAGAGGTTAATATAATCTGCCCTGATGATGAAGAAACTACAACTACAGTAACTCTTAATTTGGATGATATTAAAGTCCAAAAGAATGAAGATCACACAAATAAAATTCGTGTAGATAAAAGCATTATGATGGAAATGAAGTATCCATCACTTGAGCAGTTTATTAAAACTAATTTTGATTTTTCAAATACAAATGCAATGGATCAATCATTTGAATTGATTGCTTCTTGTATTGATAAAATCTATACTGAGGATGAAGTTTGGTCTACTGCTGATGTGACTAAAAAAGAACTGAATGAATTTTTAGAGCAAATGAATTCATCGCAATTCAAGGAAATTGAAAAGTTCTTTGAAACGATGCCTAAACTTTCTCATAAAGTTAAAGTTACAAATCCAAAAACTCAAGTTGAAAGTGAAGTTATTTTAGAAGGGTTAGCATCTTTTTTCGCATAGCACTGGTTCATATGAACCTTGAAAGCTATTTTCGTCTCAACTTTGCCTTGATGCAGTACCATAAATACTCATTAACGGAGATTGAAAATATGATGCCTTGGGAACGAGACATCTATGTTGAATTGTTAATGCAGCATCTGGAAGAAGAAAAAACAAAACAACAGCAAGTAAATGGCACTCAATTCTTCTAAAATTGTACCAGTATTAAAACCGAAGAATGGTCGTGCCTTAGTTGATGAGAAGATAGACGAAAGGATATTAAGATTACTTGGTCTTGAAGATGTATTTGATATTGATTATGATACTTATGCATCTCTTCTCAAAGAGAGGATGGGTGCTGCAAGAATGAGAAAGCAAACTCTTCCAACAGAAGAAGTTGAATTGCTTACAAATGAATGGAAAAAAATAAAGGGTAAGAAAGGTAGATTTAAAGTCAAAAAGATTACTGCAGAAAGTTTTAAAAAAGGTACTGCAGTTGGAATGAATTTGGGAAAACAGAGAGCACTTTCTGGAATCAAAAAACTATCACTTTCTCCAGCAATTGGTAAAGGAGAAACTCAAGATAGTTTTAATGAAATTACAAGTTTATTGAATGAAATTGTTAAAAATCTAACTCAACAAAATAAAACACAAAAAGATTCAAACGAGAGAGAAAGAAAGGAAGGTGAGAATGCAAAGAGAGCACTTGCTGAATCAAAACTAGAAAAAGGATTTGCTCTTGCAATTAAAACAGCAGAAAAGGTTGTTGCTCCAGTGAAATCAATGCTTAGAAGAATCATTGATTTCTTTATGGCTATTTTCTGGGGTAAAGTTTTTCTTAAGTTGTTGGATTGGTTTGCAGATCCAGCAAACAAGAAAAAAATTGATTCCTTGTTTAGATTCTTTGGTGATCATTGGCCAAAACTTCTTGCACTTTATCTTAGATTTGGAACAGGTTTGGGTAAGTTTGTTGGTAGTCTTACTAGTTTAGTATTTTTGGGAACAAGAAAGTTGCTTCAAACTGTTTTTCAAATGGTTGGGGCAAAGGGAGCAGCAAAATTTCTTGGAGGTAAAGGTGGTAAATTAGTTGCAACAGGATTATCAGTTGCAACAACAGTTGGAACCACAATGGCTCTAAGTGAAGGAATAGAAAATTTTGCGGGACAAGGTGAGGATAAGCAACCAAAAATTCCTACCTATAATGGTGGTGGGTTTGCAAACTTTAAGAAATTGTTTGGAATGTTTGGTGGTGGTTCTTTTAGTCCTGGATATGTAAGTGGTGAAAAAGGTGTAGATAAGGTTCCTGCAATGTTAAGTGATGGTGAATTTGTAATGTCTCGTGGTGCTGTTGAAAAATATGGTGTGAATACTCTGGAAGCAATGAATGCTGCCGGTGGTGGTACAAATAGGCCAAAAATGATTAGTGGGACTACTTATGCTGCTGGTGGTGGATTGGTTGGAGGTTCTCCTGATTTTTGGAAGATAGCAGCACTTGCATCAAAGGAGGATAGTATAAATCCTCAAGGTCAGGCAGATGTAGCACAGTCAATATACAATCGTATCAACCTTGGATCTTATCCTGGTGGAAAAAGTATTTCTGCAGTAATTACTGCTCCAGGTCAATATCAACCTACTTTTTCCAATCCATCTAAGTGGAGATCAATAAAAGATAGAGTTTCTGCAATCAATGCTACTGGCAATGAAAAAAAGATTGATATGGCTGCTAAATCAATTACAAATCCAGTATTGCAAAGAGAATCTGCAAAATTTGTTGGTGGAAGAACTGATTTTCAAGGAGAAAGTCAGAAAAAATATATGAAACCTTCCGATGTTACCCGAGGTAAAAGTCATAATTTCTTTGGGTGGTTTTATGATGCAAAATTACCAAAACCTGCACCAATACCCAATATAGTTTCTTCTCAATCCAAACAAATTCAAACTCCTCCTATGAAACCAGATATGAATGGGAGTAAAAATCAACCAAACATTATAGAGAGAGTTAAAAACTTTATTTTTAGTCCATCACAACCAAAAGAACCAAGGTATGCTCAAGGTGGAATGGTGCAGTCACCAATGCAACTATCAAAAATGCCTTTTA